GTGATTGATGTCATTGAAGACACCATCAAGAATGCACCTGACGTAACGCGAGGGATGCTTCAAGGACAAGTAATGAAGTACCTTATGCGCTTATGGCTTAAGGACAACCCGCTTGAAGATGCTAAGAAAGCACGTTGGTATCTTGATCGTCTGATTAGCAAGATGAGTTAGCACCTTACAAATTTAAATATCCCATTTTCGCAAGTAAGAGTTTCATGCTCTTGCTTGTGTTCTAGTAGTTTGTTGATGATATAACCAGAAGCAATAGAAGTGTGCTTGAACTCAACTGTAATGCCTTGATCAAACCCTGGCAACTCTGGGTCATACCAATTTACAGGACGCAAGTATTCCCATGGATCGAGTCCTTGTGACACCCATGCATTTAGTTCTTCCAAGCGTTGCGCAGTCTTAATGATGTGAGCTTCATGCGCAATCTCTATCGGCAGAGACTTAAATTCATTGTTGCTTAGCAGTGCATGCTTCCACATGAGCGTGCCATCTTTGTGAATCAAACGGCATGGATGCACGCGATTGCCAGATGGCATTGTATAGAAAGCATCAGGAGAGATATGTCTACTCATCACACTTCTCCTTTGTGCTCTTCGTAGTGCTCTAAGTCTTTGTACCAGTTATCACCAGCATACTCATTGTATATAACCCTACCAATATCACGGAAGGTGTTATGGAATAAAGTAATCTTATCAATGTCACTGATGGTTGCATCCAAAGGTGGGCCATAGATCAATACGTTCCAGGTTGAAGGGCAAACTGGTTCAAAGCCCTTAGAAGTAGCGCGAAGTTGCTTAATGCGACGAAAAGGAATACAAACAGGATAATCCCATATAACCGGAGTCGCTCTGACGATTTCTGATGCACTAGTAAAAAATACGAAACTGTTTATATGATTGTTGCGATACTCATTAATAGTTTTGTTTAACCACACACGAGTGTTTCGCACTGCACCCTTAGGTGCAACCCAGACATTCCCATGCCAGTGTTCCTGCAGTGGATTTGTTTCCAATGAAGGTATAGACGTGGCGTCTACTAGTACCTGCTGAACAGGATCAGACGTAGGGTCATAGTCAATAGAGCCCATCACTTGACGAGCTCTTTCGATTAACTGAGGTGTTGGGTAAAGAGGTAGTTTTAAACCACTCTCTTTAAGCCTAGCTTGTAAATTCTGCTGCGAGCGCTCGGAAGCCTTCTTGGCTCCCACCTGCTTCGACTGCAAATGTTCTTGTTCCAGCATCACTGATCAAGGTAATTAGTACATTTTTTGACCAGTCATTCTCATCAATCTCTTCCAGCAGTTTGCGCAGGAATTCAACTACATCACTATCCTCATTAGCTTCGGCAGTATTAATATCAGCTTCTAAAGAAGTGCCTGACATAAATGTAGTTGAGTCGTTACACAGATTGATTACCAGTGACCCTGCACCTTCTGCAAGTACACCATTTGAGGCAATATTAATTAGATCAGTAAGAATTAGTTCGGCAGTAGCAGCAAGAAACTTTTGCTCTTGCCCCTTCTCTTCACCAAATTTATCTGATTGAATTAATTGTTGAAGTAGATCTGTGCGTCTAGACATAATGTAATGACTCTTTTAATAGGATAAGTAAATTAAAACTCTGACGTGGGATCTTCGTCATCAGTTTGGTGATCTTCAGGCTGCTCAAATAGTCCAGGAGACTCTGGTTTTGTTTGACTTATGTGTCGCCCTTGCAGCATGTCAACCATGACAGCTTCAAAGCGTTCATCAAACATTGAGTTTGGGTTAAGTATAAGATCTTCTCGTTGATCTAACCCTTCAGCTAAAGCCATTTTTTCTTGCTCTTTCACTGCTTGTTGAATGACATACTCAGCAATTTGCTGTCTCAACGTGTGAAGTTCACAAGCAAGTTCAAAACTTTCTAGATAGCTATCATGATCTACAAATACCCCAATATTTTGAGGAATAAGATGGAAGGGATTGCAACAATACTTGTTCCCACAAGTAGTTTTAACACCAGTGAATCCAAGATCACCCCATGTAAACCACATCGCAACACGTTGAGGATGGTGCTGCGTCGATGATGAGATGCCATGCCGTCTCCATGCAAATTGTGGCTGCTTAGTTCTCTTATTAATGCATCCGTTCCATTCCCAGCATTCATCTGGATCACCCATATCAACTAACGACCAAAACCTGAGTGCTTTAACTCGATTCTTTTTTAGTAACTTAGAGATATCAAAGGACATTCGCCCTTCACGTGCACCGGCTACACAGCGAACACAAGCTTGGTGGCTGTCATAGCGCATGCTGTGGGAAGAGAATCTCCCAAGTGAATGTCCTGAGTAAAGGCAAAGCTCTCCCTCCTCAGCTGTATTAGACATCTGTTTGACACGTCTGCCATAAGCATGACCGCCAACTTTTTTAGAGGGAACAGCTTCGGGCATTAGAAAGATCCTTCAGGTTTTACATATGTTCCACCATGTGCGGGATATTGATTTTCAGTATCTAGCGATTCGAGTTGATTGTTAATCATGTACTCATAACGAGTAGAGTTCTCGTACTTAATTCGAACTAGTTTTGAACTCGGGGTGTAATACTCAGGTCGTCCAACGACCAAAGCATCCATCCCGTTTGTTTGTACACGGACACGCAGCCCAATCTTGATATCAGAAGCAAGCATATTAATACCTTATATATTGTTTAGTTTAATTAGAAGTCGTTCAAAATATGGGATTCATCTAAAGGATCATCCTTTGGACGTTGCCAAATACGAATCGATTTAGATTTACCATTAGCGTCTTTCCTGCTTGTTACCAAACGACGCCACCCCATTGACTGAAGTACATCAGCAACACGGCGTCCTTCACGACGTGACTGGTTGCGAGGGTCAAGCTCCAGTGCATGTGTAAGCACATCGGCTGCAGTGACCTCCTGCTTGATTGAAACGTAAGCTCCAATCTTGTCTAACCAAGGATCTGGATCACCAAACTCTTGGATGTATTCAGAGATTGCAGCAATCTCACCACTGTTGAATTCATATCCAACGCCGCTACGGTAAGCATCTACCGCCGCTGCCCACAGACTATCTCGTTCTAGTTCTAATTGCTTCCAAGGAATCTGAAATCCTCCTGCAATTTCTAACGGAACAAATCGTCTGTTACCTGTACTGTCAACGAGGAATTGATTCCTATTGGTAGTACCAATCATCACAAACCGCCGAGGCAGCTTGGATGGAAGGGATGCGTATGGATAACGGACCTCATCAACTCGACTAGTGATTAGGTTCTTGAAGTTCTCAATGTTTCTGACATTGAAGTAGTTATCAATCTCAGGCAGCTCAAGTAGCCACGCCATGTGAAGGCGGTACTGCTCTTTCATCAGAGTCTCCAAGGGAATGGTGATCTCTGCAAACAGGGCATCAGGTACCAAGTTCCTAGCGAACATGGACTTACCTACGCCTTGAGCACCCACGAGAATGGGTAGCCAGGACATGGATGCACCTGGGTTGTAGGCACGAGCTACAGCACCAATCATCATGCGCTGCATGGCAAGGGTGGCTAGCTGATGCTTGTTACCAAGGAAGACTTCTCCAATGTGGTCCCAATCTTTGTGAGGTATTGCATGTGCTGCACAGCCATCTAGATATTTAGTGATGGGGCAGTAGCCGTTCTTACCCGCTGCATACTGAATAGCCGACTTGATACGTGGCTCAGGAATGAAGACCCCGTACTCACAAGCAAGCTTGGTAGTCATGATGTCTAAGTCATTACCTTCGAGCTGAACAACTTTCCCGTTGGGGTCGTCATACTCAATGGCATTTGTGAGTCTGTTCTTACGTAGGCCAGTCAAGATAGTCTTGACTTTATCTACGGCAGCTTCACGCTCTTTGGCAGCGTCATCACTGCTCTTCTTAGGTCGGCCACGCTTGGCAACCTTTTTGGAATCCGGTAAGGGTTCCGGTTCGAACTGCATAGTTTCTCCTTTTGCTTGTCGTATAACCTCTTCAAAACTGACTAATGGATCGGTCTCTGTATAACCAACTGCACCACCTGAAGCGCCAAAGCGCATGTCACGTGGAAGCTTACTAGTCCAATTAGGATCTTGCTTCTTTGCAAGCGAGTACAGTTTAGTATGCCCTGCATACTTACCAAGACCTTTCCACTTAAAAGGTCGAATGTTTTCTTCTTTGTGACCATGGTGGCCACGAATCACCCAGTCAACCCAGTCATCAAATAAAACGCCACCTACGCCAGCACAAGCTGCCATGACAGGTACGTAGTAAGACTCGTACTCATCGTCGTTAGTAGGCTCTAGGAACTCACGTAGGAGCCACTGACAGCGTCG